ACAACCACAACCACCAAGGGAACCATTGCCACCGTCACTACCGCCGGTTACAGCACGATCTGCTGGGAAGCATCAGACAGCGCCAACGCGGCCAAACGCGTCAAGCGCCATCTCAACAGCAACACCGCCTACCTGCCCGGCACCGGCGGCTGTTTCGGCCTCAACAGCAACGTCAGCGCGGTAACCTGGAAACCCTACAGCAGCGCCTCGGCCGCCTACACCGTCTGCTACGACCTCCAGAGCGGAGGTAAAACCCCATGATCCGGATCACCTCAAAGCAGGACGGTTTCCGCCGTTGCGGGGTAGCACACACCAAAACCGCCACCGAACACAACGACGACGCATTTACTCCCGATCAAATCGAAGTTCTCAAAGAAGAACCGATGCTGGTGGTTGAGATTATCAATGAAGGCCAAAAAGAAGGGGGAGAAAAAACAGGAAAGAAAAAAGGCGAAGCCGACTCCAAATAGTCCCTTGCGTCCCTGGAGTCCTTGAAGTCCCTTCAACAAACAACAAAAGGCGGCCCCTCCGGGCCGCCCGGATCACAACACCATGCCCTACACCACACTCGACAACATAGTAAATCAGATCAGCGAAGCAACCGTCATCCAGCTCACCGACGACTATCAGTCCGAAGCCGTTGATGGCGATCGCATCACCGAAGCCATCACCGACGCCGACGCCATCATCGACGGCTATTGCTCCGGCCGGTACGTGGTCCCGTTCAACCCGGTGCCGCCGATCATTGCAAAATGCAGCCTCGACATAGCCATCTACAACCTGTACGCACGTCGTGTTGAAACCATGCCCGAAGTGCGTGACAAGAATTACAACAACGCCATCAAACTGCTGCAGTCCATCGCCAAGGGCGACATCCTGCTCAATGGCACAACCACCCCGCCGCCCGCGCCCGACACGGCCCGCAGCGGGATGACGATATCTCAACCACGACAATTCACCCGCGACACACTGCGAGGGTTTTAGATATGGCCGACGAACAACCCGACATGCTCACCGCCATCGAACAGGCAACACTCTCGCGCCTGACCGACAACATCCCGGCCCTGAAAAGCTCCGGACTCCAAAAAGACAGCCGCCAGCTCTTACGCGACACATCCGTAGCCGTGGCCGTCCTGGACGGCAAATTCAACAGAATCGGCCAGGCCTGTTTCAGGAACGACTGCACAATCAGCGTACTGCTCAAGTTCAAAAACATGCAATCCGAGGAAGCCCGGCGCAAGGGCATCAATCCCCTGGTCAACGCAGCTATCCAGTATCTGCTCGGTCAAAAGCTCGGCCTCTCCATCGGCGCACTGCAACCGGTCAGATTCCGCGACGTCACTACCGAGGATAAATACGAATCAGGCGTTATCGAATACCTGCTGGAATTCTCCACCTGGTTCGATATCCGCAAACTGGAAGATGAAGCCCTGGGCGAGCTGGTCACCCTGGCAATCGATTACCTGCTCAAACCCGGCGACGGCACTGTCGACGCAACCGATACCCTGACCACTATTGTTTAAGGAGACTTCAATGCTCGTTAAAACCAACCCCGGTGAAAAATGTCCCCGCGAGGACAATCCCCGCACCTACATCACCGACGACCCGCAAGGCGTAACGGTCCCGGACAGCGCCTACTACCGCCGCCTGGTCGATGACGGTTCACTGCTCATCGTAACCGCCGCAACCAAAACCAAAACCGGAGGTGACCAGTAATGGCATCCGAAAACATCAGTTTCGACAACATCCCCAGCACGATCCGCAAGCCGGGCGCATACTTCGAATTCAATACCACGTTGGCCGTCAACAGCCTCCCGGCCAACGTGCAGCCCGCTCTGATTATAGCCCAGCGCCTGACCGCCGGAACCGTTGCCGCCCTGCTGCCCACCCGCGTCTACTCAAGCAACGACGCCGCCACCTATTTCGGTCGCGGTTCCCTGGCTCACCGCATGGTCAAGGCCGCGCTCAAAGCCAATCAATACCTTGACCTCACCGTCTGCGCCCTTGACGACGGAGCCGGAGCCGCCGCCACCGGAACCGTCACCATCGCAAACGCCGCCACCGGTTCCGGCGTGCTCTCACTCTATATCGGCAATGATCTGATCCAGATCGCCGTCGCCTCCGGTAATGCCGTCGCCGCCATTGCCACCGCGCTGGCCGCCGCCGTCAACAATCTTCCCGATCTGCCGGTCACCGCAGGCGCTAATCTGGGCGTCGTCACCCTCACCGCCCGCAACAAGGGCTTGGTCGCCAATCAGATCGACCTTGAAGCAACCATCACCAGTGGTATCGGCACAACTGTCACGGTCGCGGCCATGACCGGCGGCACCATCGACCCAAACATCCAGACCGCCCTGGACAAAGTCTATGCCAGCCAATACAGCCTGATTGTCACCCCCTACAATGACGCGACGAGCCTCGCCACCCTGCGCGACCATCTGGACTCAGTATCAGGCCCCATCGAACAGCGCCCCGGCGTCGGCTATTATGCCATCGATACTTCCCTGGCCAGCGCCATCACCCTGGCCACCGGCATCAACAGCGGCCGCATCGTCGGCGCATTACTACGCGGCACCCGCTCCCCCGGCTTCGAACTCGCCGCCGCCTNNGTCCGCGCCATCACCACCTACGTCAAGAACATCGCCGGAGTCCCCGACATCAGCCTGCTGGACGTCACCACCATCGACACCCTCGACTACACCCGCAGATCGGTGCGCGAACGCCTGCTGCTCCGCTTCCCCAGGGCAAAACTCAGCACCAAAACCCCGCCCAGGGTACGCACCGAAGTGCTCGACGTCCTGCGCAAGCTGGAACGCCTGGAAATCCTCGAAAACGTCGACACAAACAAATCCGGCGTCATCTGTGAGCGTGACGAACAAGACCCGAACCGCCTCAACATCCGCATCCCGGCCGACGTCGTCAACGGCCTGCACATCATTGCCGGTAGAATCGACTTGATTCTGTAACAAAGTCCTTGGAGTCCCTGAAGTCTTTTGAGTCCCTAAAATTTATTAACCGGAGAATAACCACATGGAAGCATACATCGCCTCAATAACCTTTGAAATCAACGGCGAACTGCTTGAAGATTTCAACGCCTTTACCGAAAAAGAGCGGGTTTTCAAGAAGGCCGTCAACCTGATGAACACCACCGGCACCATCAAGGTCAAAGGCCGCCACAATTTCAGCCTCGATTATGTCGTTCCCGCCGACAAGGCCGAATTCGATTTCGAGGGAGTCGAGGACGGCACCGTTACCATCGACTATGAAAACGGCAAGCGCATCAGTTTCGGCGAAGTTGAATGTCTCTCCATCGGCGAAGCCAAATTCGACGGCGACAAAGAAGTAACCAAAAACATCGAATTCGCCGCCGGTACCCGGACGGAGGAGTAAGCCATGGAACAAACCGGAACATTCCCCAACGGGATCATCAACAAAGAAGGTAAGATTTGCCAGGATTTCACCCTGGTTGAGCGCACCTTTCGGCACATTTTGGAAGTTGCCAACGATCCGTCAATCAAAAAAGAGATGTTTTCCGACCCGTCCTACTACGATGCCGCCATCATCTCCAAGCGGTTAAAAATCGCCGGTATCGACAACCTCACCCCCGAGATGGTCCTGGATCTGGAAGGCGACGACGGCGACATCCTGGCCCAGGCGATGATGGTACTCGACCAGCGGAGGGCGGAGTTTCGAAAACAACAACAAACCGCTCAGGAAGCAACTGATAGCTCTGGTGAAACTGGGAATCCCCTGGAAGACTGCACTTGACATGCCCCTGTCCGAAGGCGACAGCCTGCTGCTGAACTATCAGGAAATAGTTGACCCGAAACCCATTAAACAGAAAGTACGTAAAAAACGGGGACCGGGGACTAGGGACCGGAAAAAAACAGTAACCGGTCCCCCGTCCCCGATCCCCAGTCCCCGAGGCAACAATGGCTGACATGAAACTCTTCATAGAACTGCTGGCCCGCTCCACCGGCCTGAAACGGGAACTCAGCGACTCCGAAAGCAGATTTCGCCGTTTCGGCAGCGTGGCCCAGCAGGAAATGTCAAGGATCAAACAGGCCTCCAGCTCGCTCCAGGGCAAACTGGCCGCCCTCGGCCTCACCGTCGGAGCCCTGCAACAGTTGCGCATGTCGGCCCAATTGGACAAAAGCCTGACCCAGATTAAGCAAACCGCCGGTGAAACCGGCAACGCGGTCAAGGGTCTGCGCAAGGAATTCTTCGAAATGTCCCGCCAGACAGGTCGGGACGTGGACGAAATGAAGACCGGTTTTGACTCGCTGATCCAATCCGGCCAAAGCTGGAAAGCCGCCCTGGAATCCACCAAAGGCATCAACATCGCCAATGCCGTCACAGGAGCCAATGAAAAGACCCTGGCCGGAGGTCTTACCGTCGGCGCTACCGCCTACAACATCGATCTGGAAAAACCGGGGCAAGCCCTGGCTCTGCTGGACAAAATGACCGTTGCCGGACGTCTGGGCAATGCCGAACTGGAAAACCTCTCCGATATCTTTGCGCGGGTGGGTGTCAACGCTTCCAGCGCCGGTATGAACTTTGACAAAACCCTGGCCTTTATCGAAGCCCTTTCCATGGTCGAACGCCAGCCGGAACGTCTTGCCACCCTGGCCGATTCAACTTTACGGTTGTTTACCAATATGCGCTACATGAAAGAGGCGCAGAAAAGCACAGGCGTCAAGTTCTTCGACGCCAAGGGCGCACGCCGCGATTCAGTCGAAGTACTAAAAGATATCAAGACCAAATGGGACAAGCTTAAAACCGACCGTGACCGGGCCGTCTTCATCCAAAAAGCATTCGGCAAGGCCGACCTTGACACCATCAAGGGCATGAAAACCCTGTTACAAGGCAACTCGCTTAACAAGATTCAGGACTTTACCAACAAAATTGGACAAGCTGGCGGCACGCTGGAAAAGGATTTGCCCGAAGCTATTAATAATGCTGCTGACGCTGCCGGTCGCCTCAAAACTGTTATGCGCAAAGCGGCTGATGAATTTGCCCAGCCCATTAACAGGCTCTTTACGGATATTGTCCAATTCGGACTCGATAAAAAAGTCAATGGCGGTTTAGAGCTATCAGGCAAACAGCTCATCGGGGGGACCGCCGCTATTGTGGCCGGTTCTTATGTTTTGTCCAGGGTTGGTAAAACCGCGCTTGGCAGCATCGCTGGACGCCTGCTGTCAAAAGGCGCTTCCACCGCCATCGGCGTGGCCGAAGGAAAAGCCCTCCAGGCCGCCGCCGGTGTCACCCCGGTTTTTGTCACCAACTGGCCCGGCTCCATGGGCGGATCAGGGTTCGGACCCAACACCAGCGGCCCATTCAATCCCAATGAGTGGGGCGGCGGAGCGGCACGAACGGCAGGCGGCGCCGCCGGTGGAGCGTCCGTCTCGGTAGCCGGTGCGGCCGCTGTCGCGTCTGCCCCGGCAGTCTTTACCGCAGCCGTAGGATATTCGTCCATTAAAATAGGAGAAGCGCTTGCAAAACAGGAAGCGTCATGGCGCAGCACCAAAGACCTGACTGACATCCGTGCGCGTCAAATGGTCATGGGCGGCGGTCCAAATTCATTTCAGGTGCGAACCATCGACGCCGAACTGGCCCGCCGCTGGCAAGCAGGAGCCAATCAACAGATTGACTTCCGGCGGCAGGGCGCGATCAAAAACGAAATAAAAATCGATCTTCAGATCGATGGCGGCCGGGTATTTGCCCGCAGCAACGACATGAACACCAGCGCCACCATTGGCGGCAAACGCGGCGACTTCTTCAGCGCCCTCATGACNNGAGGTTTCCATCGCCCGGCACGAATTCCCCTACAAAGACGGCGCATTGCTGGAAAACATGGGCCAAAAGGCCCGCACGGTAAACTTCCGCTGTTACTTCTGGGACAACGGCGGGCATGTGACCTACAACAACCACATCAAGCTGGTCAACCACCTCAAGGACAAAACCCTTTTCACCTTGACCCATCCCCTGTACGGCGATCTGCAAGGCATGGTCGAACAGGTCAAAGTCCGGGCCGACGACCGCGAGCTGACCGCCGAAGTCGATATCGCTTTCGTTGAAAACCTGCGCCGGGATACGGCCGAGGTTGAATACGAAGACGTCGAGGTGGCCGCCGATCAGGCGCTGATCGACACCCAGGACGAACAGATGGACCAGTTCGAGGAGGACGCCCAGGATGAGCTGGGCGCAGAGGCCGACGAAATCAACGACCAGGAGCTGGATTCGGAAGAGGGCATCCTGGAGCAATTCAGCAGTATCAGTCAAAAAGCCCGCGCCTGGCTCAGGGAAGTTGAATCCGCCGTATCCACCTTCGAGGGAGTGCTCAACGACATCACCCAGCCGGTGAACAGCCTGATCTCCACCATCACCTATGGTCTCAAGTTGCCCGGCCGGGTAATCGGCTCCATCGCCAAAATGGTTGACCGGTTTGTCTCGCTGTACAAGACCGTCACCACAGCGCCCAGCCGGTTCATGCGCAACCTGCGTAGCGCGGTCGACAATCTGATCTCCAAGTTCGGTTTCTCCCGCAGCATACAAAAACACCTTCGCGTCGCCGTCGCCACCCAGGGCGCTCAAGCCGTGGCCCAGTACTACGCCACTGATGAAACCCAACGTCAGAAATTGCGCACGCTTGAAAAACAAACCACCTTCGACACCCTGGGGCGCTATCTCAACCCGCCCGTGGCCGAACCGGTCTATACCGTTAACGAGCTTGAGGACTCCGTCTATATCACTCGCGACATGCTCCAGGAAGCCATCGACAGCGACGGCGGCAGAAACATTACCAGCCTGAAAACCATGGCCCGCATCCTCATCGATCACGTCAGCAACATCAAGCTGGAGCGCGAAAAGATCATCACCGTATTGCTGGATAACCCCATGCCGCTGCACATCGTCTGCCTACGTTACGGTCTTGACTACCACTACGCTGACCGCATCATTGCCATCAACAGCATTCCACGGCCCAATTTCACCAGCGGCTCGTTGCAAATCTACATCACTTCAGGAAGCGCAGCATGAGCGATACCATCAGCCTTCACATAGGCAACCATAAAATAGAGAACTTTGTCAGCTATGACATTGAGGCAGATCTCTACCAGGCCGCCGACAAGTTCACCCTGGAACTGGCCAATCCCGAAGCCCCGGTCACCGCCGGAATGCAGTGCAAACTCTACGTCAACGGCCAATTGGAGCTAACCGGCCTGATCGACAAAACCGCGAAAAAGTACGACAAGAACGGCCTCGCCCTGACCGTAGAAGGCCGCGACCTGATGGGACTCTTGGTAGATAGCCACGCCGAGCAGTTCGTCACCGTCCAGGGCAAGACCGTCAAGCAACTGGCAGAGATGCTTTTAAAAACTGTGCCGTACATCCAGCGGTCGCAGATCATCTACCAGCAAAACGTCGTCGGCAAACTCAAGGGCAAAAAGAAAGCCGTCGACTCTCCGTTGACCGGCTTTATAGACACCCCGCAGAAATTCAGCCAGATCGAGCCGGGTATGACCGTGTTCGAGGTGCTGGCCGTCTATGCCGCCAGCCGCGGCCTGATGTTCTTTGCCATGCCCGACGGTACCTTGGTGTTTGGGCGGCCGAAGATTACCGGCGACCCGCTTTTCAGCATCATCAGCCGTCTGAACGGCCAGGACAACAATGTGGAAAGCGGCGAGGAAATCAACGACATCTCCCGGCGCTATTCCAAAATAACCGTTGTTTCCCAGGTGCAGGGCAGCGACGACATGGGCATGGATCACAGCAAGGTCAATGTCAAAAAGAGCATCACCGACGCGGATTTTCCCTTTTACAAACCGCTGGTGGTCAAGCTCAACAACGACAGCCAGACCCCGGCGCTCCATGCCCGCATGCTCATGGAAAAACAGCGCCATGACGGCTACGGCCTGACGTACACCGTGCCCTTGCACAGCCAGAACGGCCGCAACTGGGCGCTCAACGAACTCTGCACCGTCAATGACGAAATACTGAATGTCCGGAAAACCCTGCTTGTCTTCAACCGCCGTTTCCGCAAAACGAAACAAGGCAGTTGGACCGACATCAAGCTCGGCCCTCCCGGCCTCGTGGCGGCCAGTTCATGATAAGGGGTGTTGTTAAAAGCGTCGTTGAAGGCGTCATTAAACGCTTCAGCGCCAGCGGCCGCGCCGATGAAACCATCGACAACCGCGAGTACTTTCAGCATTACGGGTACACCTCCCGGCCGCTGGCAGGAGCTGAAATCATTATTATCCGCGAGGGCGGTCACTTCATCGCCGTAGCATCAGATGACCGCCGCTACCGCATCACCCTGGAGAATGGCGAAGTGGCGCTGTATGACGACCTTGGACAAACGATCCATTTGAAGCGCACGGGTATTGAAATCGCCAGCCCGGCAAAAATCACACTTACGGCACCGGATGTAATTATCGCGGCGTCCACAGCAGTCACCATGACCACGCCTCTGGTCCAGGCATCCGGCAACATTACCGACGCAACCCGCAACATGGCCGATGACAGAGCCATTTACAACAGTCATACCCATCCGGGCGATTCCGGTGGAACAACAGGGACACCCAACCAGGATATGTAATGGATTTCCAACTACTCTACGACACCCGGACAGGGGCCATCGACCAGACCTTCGAGCAGGCCGGGGACATTCTCAACAACATCATCATCTCCCTGGCGATAAAGAAGGGTAGCTGGTGGCATGATCCGGCCTTCGGTCTGACCGATCGTCCCCGTCTCAAAAACACACCGGCTACGGCCCGGCTGGTGAAACAGGACATGGAGCAGGCCCTGCAATGGATCATCGACGCCGGTCGCGCAACCTCCATTCTGGTCGAAACCTGGCGCGATGACAACGACCGTCACCGCCTGAATATTCTGATTACCGCCACCCAGGCGGACGGCAGAACCATTACCTACACCACATTTAAAGAGGTGGTTTAAGTGTCATTTACTATCCCCGCATATGACGA